CTCAAAATCTGTAGCGTGAATGCGCTGCTCTTGCTTACTAGTAGAACGGCCCTCAGACTCGCCACCCTCAAGCTGGGCTTTGATGCGAAACGCAACATCGACCCATTTTGAACGAACATCTGCAGTCATAGTTTCTCTTTCTTCATCTGCCCTAATTCTAGCAACCACGCTCTCGGCGTAAGCCAAAGTGCGCTCGGCTGCACGCTTAGATGGGCCTGAACCCCAAAGCAAATGTGCAACCACACCAGCACTCGGATAGTTATCTGAACTCGGGTCTGCATCCGGTGAATCCAAGTCGCCCAAGTGTCGAGCGATCCAGGCAGCGATGCGAATCCACTTATCATCAGACACAGTGCCATTGGCCATCTGCCTAGCCTCATCAACTGTGCGATCTACCAAACCATCGCCAGCCAAACCATCGGCGTAATACTCGAGGCCGCGCCTGGCAGCCGCACGCATGTACGCTGGCGCATCCTGATTTACTGCACGCTCATCAAGCTCATCTTCATCGCCAAAAACTTCTGGCTCGGCAATGCGAGTCAAATCGGCAACAGGCACAGTTGTAATCAAAACTGACTCAACAAAGAAACCGCCCATATCTTCATAAATCTTTACCTGAGCAGTTTCGCCATCAACCGAATAAATCTCACCGGTCAAAGTTTCGCCATCAACAACCCAAGTCACATAATCGCCAACTAGCAAACTGCCAACAGCGGCGCGCTCACCCTCAAACGGCTCATCAGTCGCGATAGAAACGGCAACAGCCTGATCGATTGCAGATTGCTTGCTTGGATGGCAACCAAGTATCTCGCCAGCCTCATCAATTACGGCCCAGCCAGCTTTACAACCCTCGCGGTCTTTGGCAATGAAATACGGCATTAGACGGGGATCCTTAGATAACTAACAACATGGCCGGCGGTGTCCGAAACCATCCACAACGATTGGCCTGGAAACAGCAAGAAATCTTGCACGCTTGATTTGTCGATGCCGAAACCATTAGCGATAGTCACATTGCCATTGCCAACATAAAGAGTTTTAGTTGATTCTTCATTGTGAATGTAAATCCTTATAGGCGAAACACCCAAACCATCAACCTGCACCGGTGTTGTGCCAACAGTGATGCGCCCTGATTCAACCGGCAGAGTCATTAGTAAACCGCCGTTGGATCTTCAGGGTCAATCATCGCTACCGGCTGCAACTGAGTCGATGGAACGCCGGTGTGAGCAATCTCAGGCAAGTTGAGAGCAGACAGAGTTTCTTCAGGGCTGAAACCAACCTGGATAAGCATCTGCGCCATCTTTACGCGCTTTTCTTGCTCGATAACAGCGGTCTGTGCCAAGTCAATGTTGGCTAGTGGCACTCTAAACTGATCGCCATCAGCCACAGGTGATAGATCTTCGAGGCGGCGCACATCGTTTACAGACATGAAACCAGCCTGAGTACCGATACTGTATGAAGTCATGCGCGACTGCAAATCGCCACGCAACAACGCATTGAAGTTGAACTTGATGAACGCCGATGGATTCGGTAGCAGTTTGCTATAACTCCACTCAATCTTTTCGAGAATGGGCCTAAGCGTGTGACTTATGAACTGTAAATTGTTATTCTCGACCGAGCTAAAACTGTTAGAGCCTGAAATTGAAGATGATGAAGATCGGGCCATAAATCAAGATGCGCCGGCTTACATGCGTGCGGCTGCTAGGCGTGGCCTCGAGTATTACGCCGATGGTTTGGGTGGCGATGGTTTGGTTGAGCGCACTATTCGTGAGGCGCGCGACATGGCTGAGGGCCGCGTGACCGATGATAAGTGGATTCGTATCGCTGCCTGGATCGCTAGGCACATGGATGACTTGGATGCGCCGGATGCACAACCCGATTCGGATAACTATCCGAGTGCTGGTGTTGTCGCGCATTTGCTTTGGGGTTCAGGCCCAACTAAGCGAGCTGCTGAACGCACTATGGCTTATGCAGAATCGGTGGTTGCTAGAATTGAGGCTGAGCAAGAAAGAGAAACTATGACTGCTGATACGCGTTCTAAATGGGTTGATGTTGCATGGCGCATCAAGGGCCAACTCGAGGGCGGCAACTCTGAGGGCCGTTCGACTAGCAAGCATGAGCAGCGCATTCACGCGACTGATTTTGAGATTCGCGAAACCGCCGATGGCATGTCTTTCACCGGTTACGCTGCCGTTTTCAATTCGGACTCTGAGCCGTTGCCGTTCATCGAGCGCATCGCGCCTGGCGCTTTCAAGCGTTCACTGCAGTCGCGCAATGAAGTCAAACTGTTGTGGAATCACGATGCTGGTGAGCCGTTGGCATCGGTTCGCGGTGGCACTCTGAAACTTACTGAAGATGAGATTGGTTTGCGCGTTGAGGCTACCCTAGCCAATACAACTCGAGGGCGCGATGTGGCTGAGCTGATTCGCTCGAAAACTATCGACTCTATGAGTTTTGGTTTCTCGGTTATCAAGGATTCGTGGCAGGGTGAGGTTCGCACACTTGAGGCGGTCAGACTTTTTGAAACATCAATAGTTTCTTGGCCGGCCTACACCGCTACCAGCGGCACGATTTCGGTTCGCTCAGCTGCGCCTGGCATCGATGCAGATCAGTTGGCCGATGCTCTTATGCGTTTGGAATCGGGCGAAGAATTAGAGGAATCTCACGCGACCCTGATTACTGATGTTGTGGCAAAACTCACTAAAACTGAAGAAGTGCAAGAAGTTCAGGGCGACATACTCGCGCTGAAGAAAAAGAAACTCGACCTACTACTAAAGGAAATGTAATGCCAACTAAAGAAGAAATTGAAATTGCCGTAAAGGTTATTAGTGAGGTTGCTGGTGCGCCTGAAGTTGGCCCAGTTGCCGATCTAATCAAAGAGCTAAAAAGTTCTTCAGTACCGGCTAAAGAAGTTCGGATTACTGAGGCTAAAGAAACTCGCTAATTTTTTCGAGTTTTACCCTCTCGGCTTTTTACCCTTTTGCCGAGAGGGTTTTTCTTTCCGCTGTTATATTGCGGTGGCTAAACTTTTATTAGGTTCAGCGTTAGCGCGGCCAACTCTGTTCAGCGTTAGCGCGGCAGAAAATTCATCTAACCTATTTGAAAGGAAATCATGTCTGATTTCATCAAGGGTCAGGCTGAAGTTCGCAACAACCTAATTTCACAGATGCGTGAAGTTTTGGATGACGCTGAGAAGCGTGGCGGACTAACTGCTGAGGACTCACAAAAGATTGACCGCCTCGAGGCTGATATTGCTCAGCGCGATGCTGCCATTGCTACTGCTCAGAAAGTTGCTCAGCGTTCGGCTGAGGCTGCTGAGGCTGCTGGATCATTCGCACCAGAGGTTGCACCGGTATCTACCGATGCAGACATTCTGCGTTCGATTGCTCTTGGCGAAACTCGTTCATACGAGTTCAAGCGCGAGGCTCGTGCTGCTCTAGTTCCTAGCGCAAACACCGTACCAACCGCTTTCTATGACCAGGTATTTACGATTGCTCAGCTAATCGGCCCAATGCTAACTACCTCAGAGGTATTTAACACCGCATCGGGTGAGTCGCTAGTAATCCCAACCGTAACTGCAACTTCATCGGCTGGTTCAGTCGCTGCAGGTGGCACTGTTGCCGAATCAAACCCAACTTTCTCAAGCATCACTCTTGGTGCTGAGAAGTACGGCGCGATCGTCAATGTTGCAAATGAGCTAGTAACTGATGCCGGATTCGACATCTCAAGCTACATCGCTCAGCAGCTCGGTACTTCACTCGGCCTACAGGCTAACTCAGTTCTAACAACTAAGCTCGCTGCTGCTGCAGGTTCAGTTGTAACTGGTGGTACTGGTGTCGGTGGCGCTGCAACTTACGAAAACCTAATTGACTTGGTTTACGGAATTGCAGATGGCGCACGCGTTCTACCTGGACTCGGTTTCATGATGGCTAAGAGCGGTATCGCTGCTGCTCGCAAGCTCAAGGATGGATCAGGCGCTTACATTTGGTCAGATTCAGCCGTACCTGGTCAGCCAGCATCGTTGCTTGGTTACACTGTTTACGAAAACCCTAATGTTGCTGCTGTCGGTACTGGTACTAAGTCGGTACTATTCGGACACTTGCCATCATTCAAGGTTCGCGTTGCAGGTGGCATCCAGGTCGCACAGTCTACAGACTTTGCGTTTAACACTGATGTGACTGCGTATCGTGGCCTAATCCGTCTAGATGGTGGATTGACTCACGCTACACACATTGGCTACTTCAAGGGTGGCGCAAGCTAATCTCGAAGTAACAAACGGAAACGGCTCGGCATCGCGTGGATTTGCCGGGCCGTTTCTTTTATCTTGCATTTTGTGGCTTTTCTGTGCCATAATTTTTTTGTAAAGCCTCGCCGGATTCCCCCTATCTTTCCGGCGAGGTTTTGCTATTATCTAGGTATCTACGCGAGAGGCATCTAATGACTAAACTCACCGGCACGATTAGCTGGTTTTCTAATTCACCGACTGCGCCAACCGGTTACGGTGTGCAATCCAATCAGGTTTTGAATCGCATGATTCGCGATGGCCTCGATGTTGCGGTTCTTAGCAACTATGGGCGCGAGGGCGTAAATGGCACTTGGGTTAGTGAGCATGGTGAAGTGCCTGAGTATGCTCGCGGTGCTGAGCCGTACTCGCAGGATGTTACGCCGCTGAATCATCAGCATCATGTGGCCAGAGTTGAAAGAGAAAAGGGCAAGCAACCTAACGCGCTTTTCACTCTTTACGATGTTTGGATTATGCGCGGCGATAAGTACGCCGATCTAAACATTGCATCGTGGACACCGATTGATCACAATCCGATTCCGCCGCTGGTTTTGGATTGGTGCAAGCGCCCGAATGTTACGCCGATTGCGATGAGCCGTTGGGGTCAAGAGCAGCTTGCTCAGCGCGGTGTTGAGAGTATTTACATTCCGCATGCTGTTGAGCCGGTATTTACACCGACTTTCTATCTTGGCGATTTGGATGTTCGCGAGTACATGGGCATTGATGCAGATACTTTTTTGGTTGGCATGAATTTTGCTAATAAAGCATCGGGTGCTATTCATCGTAAAGCGGTCGCTGAGGCGTTTCTAGCGTTTGCGTTGTTTGCGAAAGATAAGCCCAATGCGGTGCTGTATTTGCACACCGACATGTTTGGTAGTTTCGGTGGTTGGAAACTAGATCATCTTTTGACTTCGTGCGGTTTGACTAAGGATCAGGTTATTTTCTGCGATCAGGTCAATTACCGTTACGGCTATTCGCAAGAGCAGTTGGCGGCGTTTTATACAGCGATGGATGTTTACTTAGGCATCAGTTACGGTGAGGGTTTTGGCGTTGGCACGATCGAGGCTCAAGCATGTGGCACACCGGTTATTGTGTCGGACATTTGCGCGAGTACTGAGTTGTGCGGCGATGGTTGGTTGGTTGAGTGCCAGCCGTTATGGGATGAGGCTCAGCGGTCATGGTTCAGCGTGCCTAACATTCCACAAACCGTTGCGGCCCTAAATGCTGCTTTTGAGCGACCTCGAGGCAAGTCTGCTGAGGCGTTGGAGTTTGCTAAGGGTTATGGTGCTGAGCATGTTTGGCAAGAGTATTGGTTGCCGGCGTTGGCGCAAATTCTAAAATGATTCCGGTTCTTGGCTTTTGCACTCTCAAGCGTTTTGATTTGGCTGAGAGGTTGCTGGCCAGCATCGATTACCCGGTTGAGCATCTAGTGGTTGCAAACAATGCGATCTTCAGGCGTGAAGTATCGAACGGCCGTACCATTCGGGTAAAAGTTGCGACCGGCGAAACCATCCACCAGGCGCGATGCTGATTCGATAGCGGTTTCTAGCAAACTATCATCGAGCGCATCCGAGATTCTTAGCGCGGCTTTCACTTCTGAAAGTGAGGCGTAACCATTTG